ACATCATACACATTTAAAACATCTATGAGTAATACATCACAAGATTATGTCTCAAGAGTGTTTGGTAGAAGTCCTTTCGATAAGAAAAAAGAAGAAGTTCCTTTATTTGTAGAAGAAACTTATCCAGCGTTATTAAAAGATGCTTGGAGAAAAGGTAAGATAAGAGGGTTACAGTGTTGTTTACAATACTTACCTTCAGCAAGAAATACAAATAACACAAATACTATAGCTTGGTACATGCATCAGTGGACAACACCTGAAACACCATGGATTGTTTCTGAACTACAAGGTAGTGATGTGTATAAACTATTTAAATTTGTATCGATATCTGATGGTACATCAGCAAATAGAGAAATAAAAATTTCGTTAATTAACATGTCCTTTGAGAGGGGTGAGTTCGATATCTTAGTAAGAGATTTCTACGATACAGATGCCAATCCAAACGTATTAGAAAAATACACTAGATGTAGTTTAGACCCAACTAAAGTATCTTTTATAGGTAGAAAAATAGGTACGTCTACAGGTGAGTTTGAATTAAAATCTAAATATACAATGTTATATCTAGGGGAAGGGCTATTAGATGGTGTATTCGCTAATTCAGTACCAGCAGGTTTTGAGGGGTATAGATTTAGAGGGTATGGAAATTGCCCAACTAACCCTAAATTAATTTATAAAACAAAATACTACACACCAGGTGAGGTAGTTTACGACCCACCTTTCGGTAGTGGTACGGTAAACAACCAAACAGTGAGTGGTGGTGATAAAGTAAGTAAAGTATATCTAGGTGTATCCAATAGTACTGGAGCAGCTTATGACCCAGATTTCTTTAACTACAAAGGAAAACAAGTACCGTCTACATTATGTACAGCAACAGATGGTGGAGAATGGAGTGTCATAACAAAAGGTTTCCATATGGATTCTGGAGCTACTGTTGTAGTTGGTGGTAGTGGAGCTTACATTAATTTAACTGGTACTACATTGAACGGTAAACAAGTATTTGATTGTGGTGTAGGTCAATTCAATCAAGAACCAACTTTAAGTACTGAACCATATAAAAAACTTAGAAGTCGTAAGTTTACTGTAGCACCACATGGTGGGTTCGACGGATGGGATATATATAGAAAAACTAGGTCTAATACTGATGATTATAGAATGGGTCTTAGTGGTTTCTTAGCGGGAGCTTGTACTACAAGTGATTTCCCATTAGGTACTGGGTTAGGTACATTTAAAAAACTAAGTTCTACTGAAGCAAATACTGATTATTTTGCATTCCTAAGAGCTATAGAAACTTTTAGTAATCCAGAATCGGTAGATATTAACGTATTTAGTACACCTGGTCTTGACTATGTGGACAATTTAGGGTTGGTAAATGAAGCTATTGACATGGTTGAAACTGATAGAGCAGATTCACTATATGTGGTAACAACACCAGACTATAACATGTTTGTACCGGACACCACAAACGCAACTAATCAAATTACACCAGAAGAAGCTGTAGATAACTTAGAAGACTCGTTAATCGACTCAAACTATACAGCATCTTACTACCCTTGGGTACAAGTAAGAGATACAGCTAATAACAAACAAATTTACATACCACCAACAGCTGAGGTTATGAGAAACATAGCATTAACTGATAATATCGCCTTCCCATGGTTCGCGTCGGCAGGTTATACTAGAGGTATTGTAAACGCAGTAAAAGCTAGAAAGAAACTTACGTTAGATGAAAGAGATACTTTATATGTAGGTAGACTTAACCCTATCGCTACGTTTAGTGATGTGGGACCTATCATTTGGGGTAATAAAACTTTACAAGTTAGAGAGTCTGCTTTAGATAGAATCAATGTAAGAAGATTATTACTACAGACTAGAAAATTAATATCAGCTGTTTCGGTTAGATTAATATTTGAACAAAATGATGATATAGTAAGACAACAATTCTTAGACCTAGTAAATCCAATATTAGATTCTATTAGAAGAGATAGAGGTTTAACAGACTTTAGAGTTGTACTTTCTAATGACCCAGAGGAAATCGATAGAAATGAAATGAACGGTAAGATATATATTAAACCAACAAGAGCATTAGAATATATCTTTGTTGAGTTCTTAATAACTCCTACAGGGGCTTCTTTTGAAGATGTATAATATTTATAATAAAAAAAGATATGAAATTTAGTAAAAAAATAGTAACAGAAAGCCTAAATCATCCAAACAGTGGTAAAAAATTATTCACTGATGGTAAAAGGCAAAACGTTGTACTTAGTGAAGAACAACTGGATAGGTTGCTTAGTAATCTAGAAACCACGAAACAAAAGTCTATTGAGACTATAGTAAGGGAGTGTCACCAACTAATCAGAGAATCAATAATTAGTGAAAGTTTAGATTTGGGGGAACAGGGTCAATACAATAGAGACCCCGGTGTTGCAGCTGGTGAAGGTTTAGAGGTTGTTCTTGATGGAATTAAAAAAGCCTATGACATGATTAAAGATAGTGATACTAGAAAAAAGTTAGCTAACTCTATCACTAAATTAGGAAACTTTATGACCATTACAGCTGACGCAATTGCTTCGGGAAGAGACCAAAGAAGTATGTCTAGCTCTGACTCACTAAGAGACCCACTACCTTACCCTGAATTAGATGAGGGTGACGATAAAGAAATGGGAGAAGCTCATCATGAAATGGATGAAGAAGCAAAACCAGACTTCTTAGACTTAGATGGTGATGGTGACAAAAAAGAATCTATGAAAAAAGCAGCTAAAGACAAATTAAAAGAAGAAAAAGAAGAAAAAGAAAAACTTCTACAAGAAGAAATAAATAAAATGAAACAAATAATAAAACCTATATCAAGAATTTAAAAATATGAAAAAGATTAAATTAAAAGAGGAAGAATTAGTTAGCCTCATAGAAAAATTAGTTAAAGAAAACCTAGGAAACGGAAACGGTACAAATTTCGGAATGATGGGAACACCAACAGCGAAATATAAAGAAATGATGGAAACAAAAGACTTAGAAGAAGATTCTGAAGGTGAAGAAACTTATAACTATGGTGAAGATGAAGGTTCTGATAAAAAAGAAGAAATGTCTATGGAGGACCACGTTAAGGCTATAGAAGACCATTTAGGTTATCTTAAAAAAGATATGGGTTATGATGAAGACCGTGAAGACCGTGACGAAAAAGACACTGAATTTAAAGAAAGTAAATCAATGTACATTAAGAACCCAAAAGGAGCACCAAAAAAATAACAAAACTTACTGTAAATTAAAAAGGTCCGAAAGGACCTTTTTTTTATTCTACTAATTTACCACCATTTAATAATATTAAAATTAATATCATTGGTGCTAATAAAGGAGCTTTAATAATGTGTGATATAACATAAAATATGTACCATTTAGTACTTGGGCTGTCATTACGTCTAGATTCAAACGATAAATAACTATTACGTATACCATCTTCATTAATAATTAAGAACACAAACATTAGTATTTGTGAAACTATAAGATAAGATAAGATATATTCTAACATAATTTTATTTTTTAAAGGTTAAACATCTATTAATTTATACGACTGGTGTAACTATTAGTTACTGTTTTTTAAACTTTAGTTTTGAAAAGTAGTAGTAGTTGTATCCGTCAAGGTTTTCATACACTTCTTGAATATAAATATTAATTATTTTACTTTCTACATTGACTACTTCATAATGGATAGGTCTAGATGACCCACCTAGTAGTTGATAGTTACCAGAAATATCCTCAGTAACAGTTATATTATTTGTTGTTACATTTAAACCATATGGGTATACAGAATCACCATTTAATGTAAAACTACCATTACCAGGGATGTTATCTGGGAAATCGAAACACCAAGTAGTTTGGTATCTAACTAAAGTTTCTATAGGAAACAAAGAAACCCCACCATACCTTAAACTACTAGTCTCACCACCACCAAATAAAAATACTTCGTTATTTTCATCAGTATCTAGATTTTGAACATACATTGTACCACTCTGTAACACCCAACAACCATCTAAAAAGTTAGTTTCTACGTAGTTACCATTATTTTGTGTAGTTGGGTATACTGTTGTACATGGCGGGTACATTGGTTCTTTAACACAAGAACTAAGAATTAAAAACAAACACAATACTTTTATTAATTTTTTCATACTACAAAGATAATAAATAAAGTCGACTAAACCAAATTAAATTGTATTTATATTATATGTCACAACAAATAATTATAACTAAAGAACAGCTGGAACGAATTGGTGGTGTTTTGGAAGAACAATCTGGAGGTGTAAGAGCTTATAGTTTTGATTGGGATGATAATATTCTTAAAATGCCTACCACCATTAAAATGTTGAAAAAGACTGATAGTGGTTGGGAACCTATTCTGGTAGGTACTGAAGAGTTTGCGTTAGTAAGGGATAGTGAAGACTATAAATTAGATAATGGAGCTTTTGACAATTTTATAGAAGAGGGTGCATTCTTAACAGACTTAGAAAAGGCTTTAAATAGTGGTTCATTCGCTCCTTCATTCGATAAATTTAAAGAAGCTTTAATTTATGCAAACCCAATATCTATTATAACAGCAAGAGGTCATAACCCAAGAGCCTTAAGAAAAGGGATGGATTTAGTAATCTCACACACATTTAACGAAGATGAATTAGGTAGAATGATTGACAACATTAAACAAACCTACCCAGAATTAGATGGACAAGAACCAGAAATGGTGTTAAAAACATATTTAGATTCACACGAATATCACCCAGTAACATCAAAAATATTTACGGATAAGTTTGGTTTGGAGAGTGGTTCAGCCGCAAATCCAGAAGAAAATAAAAAAATAGCTTTAAGAGATTATGTAGCTAATATAGTCGCAAAAGCTTCTAGTATGGTAAATTTAGGTAACGAAAAACTATCTGTGGGGTTTAGTGATGATGATTTAGGGAATATAAATGCTATAATACCTTTTATAAAAGAAGTATTACAGGTAGAATTTCCCGATGTAGATTTTATAGTTTACGACACATCTGAAGGTGGAATGAATAAAATAGTATTAAAACAAGTGAATTAGAACATTTTTTCTAATCCCGATATATTTATAGTATATAATAAAAAAGTAAAAACAAAAAATTAAAAAGATATGGCTGACTTATTGATGAAAATGCCTATACCTTATGAACCAAAGAAAAAGAATAGGTTTATTCTAAGATTTGACTCTTCTTTGGGAATTAACGAATGGTATGTAGAAAGTACTTCTAGACCACAGGTTACAATTAACTCTGTAGAAGTACCGTTCTTAAACACCTCTACTTATGTAGCAGGTAGATTTGTATGGAACACAATAAATGTAACATTTAGAGACCCAATCGGACCATCAGCAGCACAAGCTTTAATGGAATGGGTTAGAACTCACGCGGAATCAGTAACTGGTAGAATGGGTTACGCTGCTGGGTATAAGAAAAATATCGACCTAGAAATGTTAGACCCTACTGGTGTCGTTGTAGAAAAATGGATAATGCAAGGGTGTTTCCTAACAGATGTTAACTTCAATGACTTAAGTTATAGTGATGACGGACTAGCAAACATTTCAGCTACTCTTAGACCAGATAGATGTATACTAGTTTATTAAACTAAACCAAATATAATTTACAAAAGCCCTTTAATTAGGGCTTTTTTATTGCAAACTACTTGACTTTAATTTTATAAATTACGATGCTTATAGCGCAACCTATTTAAATCAATAAAAAATAAACATATATATTTACATATATAATATATTAATTAAATTATAAGCTATGCAAGAACAATTAGGCCAACAACCAGAAACAATCTTACCTTATGACATGGTAAGTTTACCGTCTCAGGGTGTTTTTTATAAAAATAAAAAGAAATCCGTAAAAGTAACTTATTTAAATGCTTCTGACGAAAACTTATTAGCTACCCCATCATTACAAGCTAATGGTGAACTAGTTAATACACTGATATCCAGAAAAATATTAGATAAAGATATCAATGTTATTGATATGCCGGAATGTGACAAGGAAGCTATATTAGTCTTTTTAAGAAACACAGCTTTTGGCTCGGACTATAAAATTACATTAAAGGACCCTAAAACGGAAGAATCGTTTGAAACCACATTAGACCTATCGATACTTAAAACAAATGATGTTGGGGTAGAACTAGATAACAACAATGAATTTAACCACTACCTAGAAGTATCCAAGAAAAAAGTAAAACTATCTTTTTTAACACCACAAAACGAAAGAACACTAAAAACATTAGACGAACAAAATAAAAATGCTGTAGTAAATACCTATATGACCAAACAACTAGAATTAATGGTTAAAGAAATAGATGGTAATAGAGAACCAATGACTATAGCACAATTTATACAAACAATGCCAATTCGAGATTCTCAATCTATTAGAAAAATAGTTAGAGAAAATTCGCCTTCACTAGATTTAACTATCCCCGTGTTAACTCCATCGAATGAAGAGATAAACGCGAGAATCACATTCGGGGTTGAGTTTTTTCGTCCTTTCTACGGCATATAGGAATGCCCTATTGCAAGAATTCTATTATCTAATGAAACACCTCCACATAGCGTGGACAGACCTCCTACAAATGCCTACATTCGAACGTAGATTCTACGTAAACTTTCTAACAGAAGAATTTCAAAAAAAGAATGAGGCAGTCGAACAAGCAAATAACAAGGCAAAAAACAGATTCTAAATATTTATATAAAAACAGTTTAGTATTATGCCAACATTAGGTGATGAAAAAGAAATTGGTGGTGTTAACCACATTTATAATGCAAATGGTGATTGGGTGCCAGTTGGTTATGGACCACCCCCAACTAACAATGTTGGTGGAGGTAGTAAGGGTTCCGTATGGGAAAAGCTAGGTAAAATAGCAACCGACAGAACACCAAAAGAAAGTGTGTCAACAGGAGATTTAGAAAAAATGGCTGATGTCCTTAAAAATATAAGGACTTTAAACGTAACTAATATGGGTAATATGGAAACAATATTAGACATGTTAGCTTTAGAAGACACTCTAAGGGTAGACATCTCCAAAAGTCTAGGAATGTCCAACGCACAGTTAATGGATACAGTAGATGGTCTAACTGAGGCAGGAATGTCAGCATCCAAATTTGGTATGACCGTAAACGATTTATTCACGGTCTTCAAAGAAATGACCAAAGAAATTTCAAGAAACCTATATATCCCACCAGAAGTTAGTGAAAGAGCTGCACTATTAACTAAAACTTTAGAAGGGTTTGATGCTGGAAAATTTGCAGAAAGTTTTGATACTATAGGTTTAAGTCTAGATACAGCAATGGGTAAAGTGGACGAAACAGACAACTCAATGTCCGAAATACTACAGACAGGTAGAGATTTTGGTGTTGTAATGGAAAAATTCCTTGGTAATATAAGTAGTGAATTAAAATTAATTAACACCTACGGTTTTGAAAGGGGTGTGGAAGGACTATCAAGAATGGTAGCTAGAGGTCAGTCCTTAGGTATTGAAATGAGTACGGTTACAGGTCTGGCTGATAAATTCTTTGACCCAGAAGGTGCAATTGATTTTGCGGCACAAATGCAAGTGATTGGTGGAGCTGTAGGTGACTTACAAGACCCATTCAAACTAATGTATATGGCAACTAATGACTTGGAAGGGTTACAAGAAGCAATTGCCGACACAGCAGCTCAAGCAACATATTTTGATAAAGAAAAAAATAAGTTCTCCATTTCACCAGAATCTAGACGACAGTTAAAAGCAATGGCAGAACAAATGGGTATGAGTTACCAAGACCTAGCAGACACAGCTGTAAGGTCAGCTAGAAGAGCAGAAGTATTTAATCAAATAGGTGACTTTAGTGATATGTCAGAAACCGATAAGGAATTAATAGCTTCCATGGCACAAATTGGTGAAGGTGGTACCGCGGAAGTAAAAATACCTGGAATTGAAGAAATGGTAGACGTTGCGGACGTAACTGAATCACAAATGGAGTTACTAAGAAAGGAAGGGATGACGGATTCTGATGTCTATAAACAACAACTTACAGTAGCTGAAAAGGCAAATCAATACCTCGCAGCTATGGATGCTGGTATACGATTAATGGTTAAAAGTGAGTTAGGTTTAAGGGGGTCAGCAGATAAACAAATGAGAAAAGAAAGTTTAACACAAACAATAGCCTCTGGAATGCCAACCTTAACAGATGAACAACTAGAATCTTTAAGAAAAGGTGACCTAACATCTATAGCCGCTGAGATTGAAAAAGCTGGTACAGATGGAGCTAAGAAAGCTTTAGAAGAACTACAAAAAATGCACGCAAATGACGCAATAATCACACCAGAAGGTATAACAACTTTTGATAAAGGAGATATTTTAGTAGCAGCACAAGCTGGAAATGTAAAATTAGGTGAAGACCTAGACTCGTCAATAGCTAGTAGGACAGATAGTCTAAGTAAAACTATAACACAAAGTACCAATACAACTAATAACACAACAACAATGAAACCTTTAACTTTGGAACTAAAAGGTAATATTAATGTTAATAATGGTGAGGGTAAGATGAATGGTACGGACTTCCTTAAGTTACTACAAATGGATAGAGGGGTAGCTTTGGAAACTGGTAAACTACTAAATGACGCTATGTCTTTAGGAGCATAATCTTATTTACCACAATACTCTTACGAAATTACGTTACAATCTATTTATTATAAAAGAATAATATATGTCAGTAGGATTAAATACAGGTGGTGTACAAGCTTTTGGGATGCAAGGTCCATACAAACCTAATGTTGCATCTACCGCAAAGCTAAGAGTTTTCCTATTAGGTAAAAATTTACAAAGTTCATATCTTTCAGACAGTAACCCAATCCCAGCTCCATTCGGTTTACAACCACCAGGTAAACAAAATACTAGTATATACGAAAAGTCTGTAATAGACCAAAAAACAGTACAGGAACTAGCACCACAAAATTTAGTAAATTTATTTTTGGATAATAGTTACGGACCAGAAGGTGGGTATATGGACGTACAAACCATAAACGTTAAAAAAGTATTACCTAGAAGAGGTTTAGATTATGTAACACAAAACACACTACAACCCAAATCATTTGTTTCTTCGGAATATACATCAGCTGAAATACTAGACACAGTTAATATAAGTAACGGTATCATCAATACTTTAAATAGTAAAATTTTAAATGACAGTGAACTAGTACAAAAATCAAGTGGTAACTTAAGAGAACAATTAGGTTATAACCAAGGGTGGAATGATTTAGATTTAAGTGATAAAGGTTCTTTCATGTTCAATGTAAGTGCAAATCCAGGAGAAAAAGAATTAAATGGTACAGACTACCTTTCTAGGATAACTAACTTATACTACGGATACTCTAATATACCAGGAAGTTACTTCGACGGAATATTTAAACCAGATATTAATTTTTTAGCAAAAAATGGTATTAGTACGATGGCTGGTACGTTTGGTAATATACAAGCTACCGTTAATGCTGTGGCTAGTCTATTAACTGGTGGTGATAATGTACCAACAAATCCAGTATCCAACCCAGTACCTAGTGATAGATTTATCACATATATGGGTGAAGAACAACAAAAATCACTATTCACATCATTAGATTTTAACAAATACCGACCAGACTACTCAAGAGTCCAATTAAGACAAGGAGTTACTAATGTAACCCCATACTACTACATAGGGTCTAAAAGTAATGAACCATCAAAAATACAGTCACCTATGGGGGCTATACCACAAGATGAGTTTGGTAGACCAATAAATGCTTTAGTGTATGGACCGTCAACATTAGCAAAACAACTAGAAACGGTAAATGGACAACAATTGTGGCCATATTATATGTTTGGTTTACGTGGGTACACATACAACGATGGGGGTAGTCTAACCGGTGGGTGGACTTGGATGGGTAATCAATCATTTGCTTCAACTAACGCACCATATGATTTACTATCTACAAGGTCTTTTCAAAAACCATTAAGAAAAGGTGGTATATTAGACCAAACACAAAAACTAATAGATTCAGCACCATTAATGGGTGGTGCCAGAAGAAAACACGCAGGTCACGCAATTGACCAAACATCGAAAATATTTAATGATGGGTATAAAGAAATATCTAAAGGTTCTGGTGTTAAATTTGTTGATGAATCAAATGGGGTATTTGGTATTGGTGGTGGGTTAGTAGCTAGAGAGTTTTGTAGAACTTGGACTAAAGACGACCCATACTGGAGAATGGATAACCTACAAAAACATAAAGGAAATCATTTAGGTAAAGCAGGTTCAGTACTAACAAACACATTTAATTTAAATATAGCACCTATTTTTGGTGTAAACGTAGATACAGAAAAAACCGAAAAGAACGTAAGCAAGTACATGTTCTCAATAGAAAACCTTGCTTGGAGAGGTACTTCAGAATTATTAGGATTACCTAAATCTGAAAAAGGACCTAATGGTGGGAGGGTAATGTGGTTTCCACCCTATGATTTACAAGTTGGTGATACAAATTCTGCACAGTGGAACTCGGTTAACTTTTTAGGTAGACCAGAACCAATCTACACGTACAACTATACAGAAAGAATTGGTACATTAAATTGGAAAATAGTGGTAGACCACCCATCTATATTAAATGTGATTACAGAAAACACATTAAAAGGTGTACCAGATTATGTCGCTGACCAAGCTTTAGAAGCATTTTTTGCTGGGTGTAAAGAATATGATGTATATGAATTAGCATCTATATTTCCTAATTTATCTGTTGATGATATTATTAGTATACAAAATGATATTACGGACCAATATAAAGCGGACCCTGAAACTACAGTTGCTGACAACACTAGTGGGGTCGACACACCAGTAAACCCAAACCCAGCGGTAATTGACTTAGATAGTGACGATTTAGTAGACCCGAGTATAATTGATGCAGATAATGGTAGTACTGTCGGTAATGAAAGTACAATACCAGATAATGTACAAAATACGGAAATGGAAGGTTCTTGGAATGCTTTTGACGCTAGTAATCCGGGAGAAACCCAAACAGATGAAACACAAGCTACAGCTAATAACCAAGCGGGTGCAGGTAAAGAAAAGAAATTAGACACAGCAAAAATATTAGCTAAAATGTTAGGTGAAGAAAACTACTTTAACGCTTTAAAACAAGACGACGAATTTATATATAATTCATTAAAAAGAGAATTAAAACATTTTCACCCGTCGTTTCATTCGATGACACCAGAAGGTTTAAACAACAGGTTAAGTTTTTTACTACAATGTGTTAGACCAGGAAACACAATACCAACAGTTAATCGTGACGGTAGTTTAGATACCGAAAGAGATGTTGACAATACAGCTTTTGGAGCACCACCTATATGTGTTTTAAGAATTGGGGACTTTTACCACACAAAAATAGCTATTGACTCTGTAAGTTTTAGTTACGACCCATTAATATATGATTTAAACCCAGAAGGTATTGGTGTACAACCTATGATAGCTAACGTATCGATGAACTTTAAATATATCGGAGGACAAGGATTAGAAGCACCAGTATCTGAACTACAAAACGCTCTATCAAACAACTTTTTTGCAAACACAGAGATGTATAATAATAATAGTGTCAAAACAACAACAGACAAACAAAAACCTGTAACTGACGAACAAGAAATAATTCTTGAAATGGCAGCTCAACAAGCTGAAGCCGCAAAAGGTAAGTCACAAGGAAGTAATACAGAAGGTAGTAGTACAGACGGTGAACAAAGTGGTAAGCTTTGGCAAAAATTCTTTGGAAAATGACCATAAAAATATAAAAAATGGATTATACAATAAATTATAAAAATCTTTTAAATACTTTCGTTGATGAGAGTAAGGCATATTCTTTGGATGTTAAAAATAGATTACACGACCTATTTCTATACCATAGTATGGGTGCTGTTGAAGAAATAATGTTTATTAGAAACTTTAGTGCTGGAATATTAGGTAACACTACCGACGCACGACTGGTAGGTGTACCTAGAGAAGTTATAACTAGAATAACTGATTATTATACCGTACTTAAAAACAATATAAGTGCAGAAACCACAACTATACAAACAGAGTTAAATACATGTTCCCCATCTATACCTGAAAAAGTTTATGTGCAAAATCTTTTATATAATACTTTAGAAACACAATTAAATAACACTATGACACAAGTCATAACAGTAGTTCACAGTCTTAGAGAGTCACAACAAAAACTGGCTGCCACAGCTGACAAACTTAACTTTGTCACAAACAATAATGGTGATATCGGATTTTTTGATGGACAGTATATAAACCCCAATGGTGGTAGAGTGGTGGCATTTGAGTTAACTGGAACAACACTAAACGAAGTTGACACCCAGTATAATGTTAGTAATAGATACTTAAACACATTTATAACCAACCACGTAAACTCTGGTTTTGTTAAAAATTATCCGGGTGGTGGTGAATATATTTTCTTTAGTCCTATTATCTACACAAATGAAGCTAATCATTTTACATTTAGTAATAAAACAGAATTAGATAAATTACTTAAATATAGAAAAAGCACACTTTATAATGATTTAACAAATATAGACCCATTAGGTATAACGGGGTTGACATCTGTTACTGAACAAGTATTTAAAAGTAAATTAAATAACATTATAAAAGTGTGGATAAACTATGATACTGGTCTAATGACTTCTAGATTTACAAGTAATTTGGATGGAGGATATAAAACATTAGAAGGTAGTTTAAATAGATATTACTCAGACTACAATGTAGGATACTCAATTAACACAGGAGTAACTGCAGAAAACATAGTTAGGGTTAATTTGATAAATAAAAACGTTGGAATTAGTAATAATAAGTTTAATTACAAACTATTAAACCAACTATATATTAGTTAAAATATGAGTTATTATAATAGATATAGTGAATTTATCATCAATGGTGATTATGTTATGGTACCCAGTATAGTACTAACACCAAAATCCAGTGATAGAAAAATAGTTTATAAAGTAGGTAAAACTAGGTTAGATAAGTTATCTGACCAGTTCTATAGTTCACCATACTATGGGTGGTTGATAATGCAAGCAAATTCAACATACGGAGGACAAGAATGGAACATACCAGATGGTACCATAATTACAGTACCCTTCCCATTAATGCAATCATTAGAGGACTACAAATCTAAATTAGACCAACACTTCCTCTATTATGGCAGATAGTTTAAATTCAGGTAACATATTAACAACACAAATAGGTGGAAATGTAGTTTCCATAGACCCAAATAAAATAGTGGGTAGTGACGGTGTTGTAAAAGATAGATTAGTTAATCAAGAAGATTTTGTTATGTACGCTAATCTAACAGCTAAAATTTTCCCTAGAAGTAAATTATTAGTTGGTGCAGCTGCGGGTGATGAAATAAGTGTAGAAATAGCAGACGGTGAACTAAATTTTCTAAAACCAAAAGGTAAAAATTCTTTTGACTCTGATTGGACTGACGCATTCACCGACCCAGACGTAAACCAAAAAATAAAAACTAAAACAAAAGAAGGTGTAACAATATCACAAAGCATTAATAACCAAAATGATTTCCAAGGATTTGGAATAACTTCTATAAGTATTAAAATTAACGCATCTTATATACCACAAGTCACTATAAATTTTACTGACGTAAGAGGTAAGACACTATTTGAACAAGCTAAAGTTAATACACCTTACACCGCTTTTTTTCACCTACCTTACCCCACATTCTTTTTAACCCTTAAAGGTTATTATGGAAAAGCTGTACAATACCAGTTAACTTTAGAAAAATTTGTATCTCGTTTTGACCCATCTTCTGGAGATTACTTAGTTACGTGTGACTTTAAAGGTAACCACATAGCGATGCTAAGGGACATAAATATGCATGAAGCAGTTACCGCACCATATATGTACCCAACTAGACAAGACGCATCTACTGGTACAATACAAATGACAAAAGGTAGACAAGTATTGGGTGAGGTTTATAGAGAATATCACACAAAAGGGTTAATAGGTGATAATTTATATGATAAAAAATATACAATAGTAGAGTTAATAGAAAAAATACAATCTATAGACAATGACATGTCACAAGTCTTTGGTAAAGCTAATTTACAAAGTACAACACATAAATTAGAATACGAAGAAACTTTGGAAAAGTTTAGAGAAGCTGTAACTGGTACAAAAGGTTGGGTTGGNAAATATCTAGACACATCTAGTGTTGGTAGACGTAATGTGACGGTAGACGAACCCCCATACCCACCATTACAAGGACAACCAAACCCACCAACACCAAACACAGGTAGGACCATAGTCACCAACGCTTACCCACTAAAAGGAATGTCAGCCGCTACAGCGGAAACAGACCCAACAAAAAGAAAAGAAAGACAAGACGGATTAGTTGATGAAGCAAAAAACGCTTTAAACGCGATAGTAAAAAAATACTTTAAGTTATTACAACAAAACCCTACATTTAAAGCTAGAAGTGAGGTAGACGGTGGTAAATATGCTGTCGCTACAAGATTCAGTGACCCAACATACGACATTTTTGAAAGTTCAAAAATTACTAAAGCAGTAAAAATAGGTGGTATAACCACACAATTACCCACACAACAAGCACCTTGGTTTATGTTTGAAGGTAGTACGGATAGTTTTGTGTTTATATGGACAACAACAAAACGAATATTTGACGCCAAAGCAAAAACTATGGCAGAAAATTTAAGTGAAGAACTTAATGGTAGACTACAAAAAGCTATAGGATTTAAACCGACCATAAGGAATGTTTTTGCTATTATTTTAGCGGGAGCTGACACTTTTTTAAAATTGTTAGATGATGTACATACAGAAGCTTTTTCACAAAGACAAAATGAACAAAGACTAGCTGTCGCAGTTTCTTCAAACGATTCAAACGCAACCAACCAAATTGTATATCCATGGCCACAATATTATAAAATTGAAGAAGAAGAAAAAGGTGGTAATTGTACCACAACTAATTCAGTTTTAACTTATCCAGGTGCAAATGAAGTTATCGCCAATACTTTGGGTAACGACCAAAAAATATGGCCAGAGGTTGCATTTGTGGAAGAATATACAAAAGCAACAAATTATAAATTTAGTTTTTTTAGTCCACCAGTTGAAAATACGGCGGTTGATAAAGATTTTACACCGATAACACTTTACGATTGGTTACCGACAGACACACCATACTCGAGTCTTGAAGACTTAGATATATGGTTTGAAATCCTAGATAGAGCACAAAAAGCAGTTCTAAATGGTGGGTTAGTATCTAGATATACTGGACAAGTTGGTGTCTCACCTAATTCTTTAATCGGTGGGGGTATAGTAGAACTAGCAAAATATGACGCATTAAACCTATACCAAAGAATTAAACCATATAGTACACAAAAACAGGTGTTTATGGATTTAGGTGGTCTTGGACAAATGTTAACCATTTTAAAAGAAGCGGACCCTAGCAGATTCAGACAATACCAACTATATGGAACCATAACACCATACACAACAAAAAGTACATTCACATTAAACTACAAACAATCTAGATTTACCGTTATACCACAAAACTTTGAAGAAAACAC